CGCTACGCCCTGAAATACGGCCTCGCTATGCCGTCACATCTCAACCGACCCACCGGTTATTTTTTGGCTGAGGATGTGGCTATCGCCGCCGAGCGTTTACGTACTGCCGGTAAGCCGGTCGCCGTCTCACTGTTACTCGACACTATGGCGCTGACTGAAAGCGCCGATATGCCGGATAAAGTGCGCGCCAAGCTGCACAAAATCACCGGGCTGGTACTGCGTGATGAGGGGGCGGCGATCCAAGCGCTAGAACATCTTAAACGCGCCATGCAGCTCGACCGCTTGGCCGGTGTGAAAAAGGATATTGAGCGCTTGGAGCGCGTCATCAAGGCCGCCAGTGAGCCCGCGACCGAAACAGCACCTACGCCAAAACCGAAAGAACGCGCAAAACCCAAAACAGCCAAGCGTGCGAAAACACCGGCGAAATCAGCCACTCGCACGCGCAAACCGACGAGCGCCACCGCTCGCCGCTAACAGAACGCGCCCCGCGCCGGGCGGCACGCAGAGAAAACAGACTTGCTCTGATTGGCTTCTGCGTCCACCGCCCACCCATTACAAGGATTTGTCATGACGACAATCATCATTCCTGCCTCGGATGAGAACACCGACGCATCAGGGATAGTTATTCCTGCGCCTGAACCGCGTGAGCCGGTGATTAGAAACACCTATTTCTGGCCGGATATCGACCCGGTGCGTATCCGTGAGCTCATGCGCCTTGAGTATGTGGTTACGCCTGAGCGATTGCGTGAAGCGATCCGCATGGGGATTGCTGAAACCAACGCCGAGTTACATCTCTTTCGGGAGCGTAATATCGCCGCAGGCTACTCCTGTTTAGCGGAGGTTCCCGCTGAGAAAATCGATGGTGAAAGTGAAAAATGTTTTCACTACCTGCGCGCCGTGTCGGCCTTTGCCAGTGCCAGCGTCTACGAACGTTATCGCGGCTATGACGCCAGCGCCAAAGGCGACCGGAAAGCCGACACCGTTGAGAGCACCGCTGACACGCTGTGGCGCGATGCTCGTTGGGCGGTGAGTCGCTTAGAAGGGCGGCCTAAATCCATCATAGGGCAAATCTAATGCGCGTTATCGCCTCACAGGGTGACACCCTCGACGCCCTGTGTTATCGCCGTTACGGGCGCACCGAGGGCGTGGTCGAGGCGGTGCTCGCGGTCAATCCGGGACTGGCTGAGCTGGGCGCTGTGTTACCACATGGCACCGCTGTCGAGTTGCCGGTCGTTGAGTCCTCGACCGCGTCGGAGACTCTCAACCTATGGGATTAATTCATGAACGAAACCGATAAGAGCGTGGTGACTCTATTCCTCATCGGGATGCTGATTGTAGTGGGCAAAGTGCTCGCCGGTGGTGAACCCATCACGCCTCGGCTGTTTATAGGCCGTATGTTGCTCGGCGGCTTTGTCTCGATGGTGGCCGGTGTGGCGCTGGTGCAATTCCCTGATTTATCGGGTGCTGCCGTGAACGGCATCGGTGCCGCGTTGGGGATTGCGGGTTATCAGGTGGTGGAAATTTTTATCCAGCGCCGCCTGAACAAAGAAAACAAAACCGACAAAGGGGACAAATAATGGCCGTGATTAAAGTCCATCCCAACGTTGCCGCGTTTCTCGATATGCTGGCATTTTCTGAGGGAACGGCGACCCATCCACTCACCCGAAATCAGGGGTATGACGTGGTGGTGACTGGTATCGATGGCAAGCCGGAGATTTTCACCGACTACAGCGATCACCCGTTTGCGCACGGTCGTCCCGCCAAAACCTTTAACCGACGCGGCGAACGCTCGACTGCCTCCGGGCGTTATCAGCAGCTTTATCGCTACTGGCCGCACTATAAAACGTTGCTCTCACTGCCTGACTTTAGCCCGTCGTCACAAGACCGCCTCGCGGTGCAATTGCTGACCGAGCAGCGAAGCCTCAGCGATATCGAGCATGGTGATATTGAGCAAGCGATTAGCAAGTGCCGCAATATTTGGGCGTCTTTGCCGGGTGCCGGTTACAACCAGCGAGAGCACCGACTCGACAAACTGGTCGAGGTTTATCACGCGGCAGGGGGAACACTTACCCAATGAAAACGCTGATTATCTTGCTGATAGTGGCCGTGGTCGGCCTGTGGTGGTTAAAGCGTGAAAATCGCGAGCTGGGGCAAACCCTCAGCGCCGCCACGCAAACCATCGGCACGCAAAAAAATAACCTCGCCACCTTAAATAATCAGCTCAATGTGGTGCGCGATAACGCCGACCGCAGCGAACGCGCTCAGGTGGTATTGCGTCAGCAACTTAGCCACGCGCAGCAGGTCGCCACCGGCAAAGACCAGAAAATAACGAGGCTATTCAATGAAAATAAAGCGCTGCGTGATTGGTATCAGTCTGCTTTGCCTGATGACATTGCAAGGTTGCACACCCGTCCCGCCTTTGACACCCCCGACGCTTATCTACGTTGGTTGTCCGAAGGTGACGAGCTGCCCGATACCGGGAAGCCTGCCGAAAACCAACGGCGATCTGAGTGAAGATAACCGCCAATTACAGCGCGCACTGGTGAGCTGTGCGCTACAGGTGGAAACCGTGAAACAGTGCCAGGAGTCACACGATGTTAAAGCCTAAAAGCCTACGCGAAGCGCTTGAGAAAGCCGCGCCGGTACTGCGTAAAAATCCCGATATGCTGCGCCTGTTTGTAGATAACGGGACGATTGCGACCACGCTGGCCGCGACGCTATCGCATGAAAATCTGTATACGCTCAATGTGATGGTGACCGATTATTCTGGCGATCTGGATTTGCTTATCGTGCCGATTAACGCATGGTTACGCGAAAACCAGCCGGATATCATGACCACCGACGAGGGCAAGCGGAACGGCTTCACCTACTTTGCTGACCTGAATAATCACGACAGTATCGATATCAGTTTTAGCCTGCGCCTCACCGAGCGCGTTATCGTCAAGCAGGTAGATAGGGCGCTTCACGTGAAGCACCTCGTCGAGCCACCTATCCCACAGCCGGTTGAGCGCCCCATGGAGCTCTATATCAACGGCGAGCTAGTGAGTCAGTGGGATGAGTGAGCTCAAACAGTTTGAGGAACGGCTCGCGGGGCTGATTGGCAACCTGACACCGGTGCAGCGTCGCAAAATTGCGGTCGAAGTGGCGAAGCGCTTGCGCGCCAGTCAGCAACAGCACATTAAGCAACAAAAAGCGCCCGACGGCACCCCATACGCCAGCCGAAAACCGCAACCGGCCAGCGGCAAACGAAGCCGAGTAAAGCGTCAGATGTTCGCCAAGCTGCGCACCAATCGCTTTATGAAAGCGCAAGGCTCAAGCGATGCCGCCGTGGTGGAGTTTGTCGGGCGTGTTCAACGCATGGGTCGGATACATCAAGAGGGTTTAAGCGACAAGCCGAACCGCTTTAGTCGTGAGGTGAAATATGATGCGCGGCCGTTGTTGGGGTTTAGTGCATCGGATAAGGATATCGTTGAGGAGGTGGTGACTGCATTTCTTAGCGAGTGATAGGTTTTAGTCACCAGTATCCAAAAGTTTGCTTGGAGTAAAGTTAACACTAGCAGTCCGCTTTGAGCGAGAAGCAGACCTTCGCTAGTTGTTTAAAGAGAACTCAAGGACAGGTTAACGAGTAGCACAGCTATGATTGAAGTAAGATTTAAAGCTGATGTGATCGAGGCTATGTAAGCAAATAACATAAAAAAAGGTTCGTACAGCTTATAATCGCGATAAGTCTCTGGAGCAACGCATAGGTTTAATGGAATGGTAGGGGCTATAAGTAGTGCTGATTGATTAGCATGCGCATAACTGCATTAGCAAAACTTTGACAGTTATATCAAATGAGTGTATATCTACACTGGCACTAGCGAACCGCTTTTTTGCAACAATCGGCTGAGATTATTTGTCTTTAATTGACTAATGCCGCAAGGCGCTTAGTTTGACTAAGCTACTCGGGAGAGGGCCCCACGCAGGCCCCTCACTCGGCTACGCAGAGTAGAGTTGGACGGTAAGCTCGATCATGGGGATTATGGCAGTTGTCAGTAATAGCCGATAAAAGCAACATAACCCCCAGTCCTCTTTATTCGAGGTGATCGAGCTTATATTGTATAAAGGATTATTATGTCTCTTCCTATACGCCATACTAAAAAGAAAACTGTTTCCGCAATAAACTCAATTAGTTCATTATGCTCTACTCTTAGTATAACTAGGGCCGAACTTGAAACAGCATTATCAACTCCTGATAAAGAAAGATATACTCCTTCTGGAATTGAAAAAAGTGATGGTACCACAAGGAATATTTATAATCCAAAATCATTGATTAGAAAAATTCAACGTCGCATTAACAGGAGGATATTTAATATATACACTCCAAAGGGACGAGAAAAAAAGAACCCTCCTATTATTTGGGCGTCGTATCTATTTGGCTCAATACCAAACCAATTTTTAGATGAAGATATTGAGCAAAAAGATTACATTGCATGTGCACGAGTTCATTGCCAATCGAAAAGTCTTTTAAAAGTAGATATTAAAAATTTTTTCGATAATGTTCAAGCAATACATGTTGAGAGTATCTTTTCTAAATTTTTCTTTTTTAGCGATGATGTATCACGGGCTTTGACAAATATCTGCTGTTATGAGGGACATTTAGTACAAGGTGCATTAACGTCAAGTTATTTATCCTGCTTATGTCTACATGATGTTGAATGGAAGATTGTTGATAGGTTATCTCGAAAGAATTTAAGATATACTCGCTTGGTTGACGATATAACAGTCTCATCAACAGTGTCTAATTATGACTTTTCATATGCAAAAGATATAATTATTAATATGCTGCATGAGAAAGATTTACCTGTTAATTTTAAAAAAACCCAACAGTATTATACATCGACTACTCCATTAACGGTTCACGGGTTGCGTGTTTCATTTTCCGAACCTCGTCTCCCTTCCGACGAGGCAAAAAGAATTAGAGCATCCGTACGCAATATTGAAAGCTTAGCCGCTGAAAGAAATTACCGTACTACACATGCTTATAGAAAGGACTTCAACAGATGCATGGGCCGAGTCAATAAACTTAAACGAGTAAATCACTCTCAATATGAAAGCTTAGTAAATCGGCTTTTTAAACTTTTCCCTTTACCATCAAAAAAAGATCTTGATAGGATATCTATTTCCTTAGCCAACCTGGAAGATGATTTTCATAAAGGTAAGCATGATACTTATTGGTATTGGAAAAGATATCATAGAGTGCATGAGCGTATAAATATTTTACAACGAACCTTTATCCGTGAAGCGATTATATTTCGCAATAAAACAAAAGCTATAAAACCGAGCTACATACAATAATCTTCAGGTTAAAGTAATGAAAAACTTTTTTAAAAGTTATATCCTTCTAGAAAAAATAGATTCACATTCTCTTAGAATCCTGCTTCTATGTTTGATTGCTATTGTTACTCTCGGCATTATGCTCTTTGTAACTTCATTCGCTTTAACTGGAGTGCAAGAAGGTTTTTTTAGTCGGAGTTTTTGTTTCAATAACACCTGCATTTCAAATTTTACTAAAGGTTACTCACAATCAATATTAATATTACAAGCAACTTTCATATTGTTGGGATTAGTAGCTAGCATAGGTGGAATAGTTGTTGCGTTGCTTGGGTACACTAATAGTGTCAGCGTGTCAGCTCTTGGCAACCATATATCACACTTTAAGATATTTCAAGAATACTTATCATACGAAATAAATAAAAGAGATCGTTTATCCGCATCTTCATTTGATATATTCAAATGGTATAACATTATTTTTAACAAGTCTCGTTCTGGCTCTACATCCATATCTCAAGACTACTGCGATCTGATTGTAAAATTAAATAGTGTAATAAGTGACTCAAATACTGCATGTTCACTAGCCAAATCAGGCTCTTTCTCTTACGTAAAACATCAAAATAACATAACAAATTTACTTCGAGATTTTGGAATAATTCATCCTCGACTACCTAGAAATGATTACTATGAGGTTGAAGATCAAGTTTTTGAATTGATAGATAATATGAATAGAGAGTTTTGTTATTCATCATCTATAGATCCATTAGCAAAAAGGCTGTATAGATAATGACTGTGGGTTAATCAACACGATTGTGATTGATAGCGAAATAGATGAGGATTGAGTTAGTAGTATTTAGGAAAAGGTATAAAAATATCAAAGAGTCATAATATATAGCTGACAAATTCATCTAAATAAAAATGTCAGCTTTTGCCACCAGACAGACATATAACAAGGTCATGAGGTCCGCTTCTGGCACCAAGAGGACATCAAAGCTGAATGGTTAATCTAATGGTGACCGCCTAATTTGAAGCAAAACAAAAATGGTATAATACCTGATCACTACCACTAATCTTTATCCGGAATATCTCTCGCATCGTAATAATCAATCCCAAGTCCAAAGCTTAACTCAAGACCCTCAGGACCTCCGTGTATATCGCCTACACCAAATGTATTAGGAGCATTATTACTTCTGAATTCTTCGAGATCTTTTTTATTTGGAGGAAACTTGTTGTTATTATAAAAGTCAGGGAGCGAATGCAACTCAAAATAATCAACGCCAGCAGGATTATAAGCAAGGTAAAAATTTCTATAGTTGCCAGGGTTCCCTAAGTAGTGTCCCTCTTCATATTGATAGAATTTCGAGGAATAGCCAGACTGCAAATAATTAATATCATTTCCAAAGTCCTTGAACTTATGCCCAAGGGTTTTATCCAGATATGGTATTTCAGGATGAAAATCCTTATCTTTGCTGGTTACGGAATAGAGTATCACTGTATTGTTATTATCATAAACCACTTGTAGATAGAACTTTCTGAATGAGTAAATATACTCATTCACCTTACCATCCTCAGAATGTTCTTCCTTCACCGGTGCGCCAAAAATTGATTCAATGTACTTTATCGACGCCCCAGTATAAATTACATGGAGGTTATCTTCCGCTTTTTTTTGGAAAAAATTATCTGCGATATTTTGATATAAATCAAACACTCCATTCAATGCTCCAAAATATCCAGAAATGGCAAGCGCACCACTCAAAACAACAGCAATCAATGATTTTTTAAGTGCTTTTTTCGGGGGCATCATAATGCTTCTTTAATTGCTTTTTTTCAGCATTCTACTTATTGATGACAATAAAGTAAAACAATGACATGTGAAAATAATCATTATTAATGAAGATCAAGTCGAAAATTTATCTAAAGGCGTGGTATTAATTTTTCATATTGGAACAACATCCGCTTCTGGCACTAAACAGTCCATTCCTGTTGTCTGATCTCCCATCCTACGCTACCACATTGCCGCTAACCCTCCCTAGCGGCATCCTTTCCCCATGAGCATACAATCCCAACTATCCGAAATCTCGCGCCTACTGCGCAATCTTATCCGCACCGGTGTCGTATCCGAAGTCGATACCGATGGAGCCCTGTGTCGCGTCCAAACCGGTGAAATACAAACCGGTTGGATTAACTGGCTGGCGCGTCGCGCTGGCCGTTCGCGTGACTGGTGGGCTCCGTCGGTGGGGGAGCAGGTGTTATTGCTGGCCGTTGGCGGCGAGCTCGATACCGCCTTTGTCCTGACCGGTATTTACTGCGATGACTTTCCCGCCCCGTCAGCGTCTGCCGATGGTTGGCGCGTCGCGTTTCCAGACGGCGCGGTCATCGAGTACGAGCCCGATACCGGCGCACTTAGTGTGAGCGGTATTAAAAGCGCGGATGTGACCGCCTCGGCGTCGGTGGTGGTGACTTGCCCGTCCGTCACCGTGACCGCCAGCGAAAAAATCACCCTCGATACCCCCGAAGTGATTTGCACCAACAAGCTAACCACCGGCTCTATCGAGGTGCAAAAAGGCGGCACGATGAGCGGCACCATAGAACACACCGGCAAATTCACCTCGAACGGCGTACAGGTTGATAAACATGGGCATGGCGGCGTTAAAGGCGGCGGTGAATGGACGGAGGGAACGAAATGACGGCGCGTTATTCAGGCATGAGCCGAGACGACGGCCAGCAGCTTGATGACCTCGCCCATATTCGCCAAAGCGTGCGCGATATTCTAATCACGCCGGTCGGCACGCGGGTCATGCGTCGTGAGTATGGTTCGCTCCTGTCTGCCCTGATTGACCAACCGCAGAACGCCGCGCTCAACCTACAAATTATGGCCGCCTGTTACATGGCGATTTTGAAATGGGAGCCCCGCGTTAGGCTCACGGCCATCATGTTCGATAACCGGTTTAACGGCGAAATGTTTGTCGATATTACCGGCACGTTGACTGACACCGGCGGCATCTTCTCCCTTAACGTACCTGTGAGTTAATCCATGGCAACCATTGACCTGAGCCAGCTCCCCGCGCCCGATGTGGTTGAGGAGCTGGACTACGAAAGCATTTTAGCCGAGCGCAAAGCGACGGTGTTGTCGCTGTGTGACGAAAGCCAGCGCGAGGCGGTAGCGCGCACCTTACAGCTCGAATCGGAACCGCTCACCAAGTTGCTCGAAGAAAGCGCTTACCGTGAGGTGATGTGGCGTCAACGGGTGAACGAAGCCGCTCGGGCGAACATGCTGGCCTATGCCACCGGCGGCGATCTGGATAACCTCGGCGCGAACTATAACGTTGAGCGTCTGGTCATTACGCCCGCCGATACCACCGCTATTCCCCCTCTGGCCGCCGTGCTGGAATCCGACAACGATTTTCGGGTGCGTATTCAGCAAGCCTTTGAGGGCTTAAGCGTGGCCGGTTCAGTGGGCGCATATCAATTCCATGGCCGCAGTGCCGACGGTCGGGTGGCCGATGTATCGGTCATTAGCCCAACACCGGCGTGCGTGACGGTCTCGGTGCTCTCGCGTGAGGGGAGCGGCGCGGCCAGCGATGAGTTGATCCAGAGAGTAAACCTCGCGCTCAACGCCGAAGACGTGCGCCCCGTTGCTGACCGTGTGACGGTGCAAAGTGCTGAGATTGTGCCGTATCAGATTGTGGCCGAGCTCTATCTCTATCCGGGGCCGGAAGTGGAGCCGGTACGCGAAGCCGCTGAGGCCAAACTGAAAACCTACATCACCGCTCAGCACCGCCTCGGGCGTGACATTCGCAAATCTGCCATCTATGCCGCGCTGCATGTGGAAGGTGTGCAGCGCGTTGAGCTCGCGCAGCCGGTGGCCGATATCGTGCTCGATGAGACTCAGGCGTCCTATTGCTCTGATTATGCGATCACCATTGGGGGTGCGGATGAGTGATAACCGCCTGTTACCGGTTGGCTCCTCGCCGCTGGAGGTGGCCGCCGCGATTGCCTGCGCCGAGATAGAGCGAACTCCGATACCGTTGCGCCAGCTCTGGAACCCGAAAACCTGCCCGGTAAACCTGTTGCCCTATCTGGCGTGGGCGTTCTCGGTTGACCGCTGGGACGCCACATGGCCGGAAGAAACCAAGCGCGACGTGATTGCTGCAGCGTATTACATCCACAGCCGCAAAGGTACCTTAAGCGCCGTGCGTCGTGTCGTTGAGCCGCTGGGCTATGTGATTAACGTCAATGAGTGGTGGGAGACCAATGACCCACCCGGCACCTTTCGGATTGATATTGGCGTGTTGGAAAGTGGTATCACCGAGGAAATGTACCTCGAGATGGAGCGACTCATCGCAGACGCAAAGCCCGCCAGTCGCCACCTTATCGGACTGACCATTATTCAAGATATCGCCGGTTATGCCTACACCGGCGTCGCCCTGTATGACGGCGACATTATTACCGTTTACCCTGACCTAGAGAGCTAACCCGATGGCACAAAAATATAAGGCGGTACTGACCAAAATCGGCGCGGCCAAGATTGCCGCCGCCACCGCTGGCGGGACAAAAATCAACCTCACCCAGATGGCCGTCGGTGACGGCGGCGGCACCTTGCCCACGCCAGACCCGGCACAAACCAAGCTGATTGCCGAGAAGCACCGCGCCGCGCTCAATAAAGTGATCGTCGACCCGAAGCACAAAAACTATTTAGTGGCCGAGTTGGTTATCCCGCCGGAGATTGGCGGCTTTTGGATGCGTGAGCTCGGTCTCTATGACGAAGTCGGCGCGCTGATTGCAGTCAGTAACATGGCCGAGAGTTACAAGCCGCTGTTATCCGAGGGCTCAGGCCGTGCGCAGACCCTGCGCATGGTGGTGATTGTCAGCGATATGGACACGGT